ATTTCTTCTTATTTTTGTAAAACAAGCCGTTAGATGGTAATTGAACTACATCATGTGGCAAATTAAAGCCAGCTTGACCATATTCTAATACTTTATCTTCCATTTATTTTTATTTTAAATAATAATTTATAATAACATAAAGAAAATAGTTTATTCAAATTCCCATCTTATGTTACCGCAATCATAAATCCTATACATTTTTCTTTCAAACATAATTTCTTTTTCTGTCTTATTTGGGTCAAATCCCTGCTTAACCAAAATGCTTTTCCTAAAATTAAATCTATAATGTCTTTTATCATTTATTACATATGAATAATTTGGCTTTGATTTTGATTTTTCTTTGAATCCCAATTTTTCATATAAGGATCCATCAAAATACCTTATATCTGAATATGAAATTATTTTAATTGGTTTATATTTTTCCAAAAAGAATTTAAACAACCTAGATGCACCCCCAACAATATTGGTAAATGTTTTATTACAAAACCTTGTTAATTCCCACTCATCTTGATTCCCTGACATTATTATTCTTCCTTTGGCAAATGACATTACTGAAACCAGAATATTGTCATACATTAAACCTATATTTATTTTTGAATTAACCGCCCCCTGTATATGATTTTCATTATAAAAAGATTTAACCTCCTTATTTGTTAATTCCACAATTTTGCATTTTCTTGCATATATTTTGTTAATATTCATATTAAGCCTATTGGATAATATTGATTTAACTATTTCTTTTTTATAGTTCCACTCATCCTCGAAAATATGAATAATATCAACCCCCAATTCCTTGAAGAAGTTTGTTTTATTGATATGCTTATCATTTTTGGCAAATAGTTCATTGTGCCAATATAACCCATTCATTTCAATTCCAATATTAAATTCTGGTAAAAAAATATCAATTTCCTTGTTACCCTTAACTCTATATGATTGAATGGTTTCAATACCCAAAGATTTAATAAAATCATTAATTTGATTTTCCAAACTTGATATACTTGATTGACCAATCTTATTACAGTTTACACAAATGACATGATTAACCTTACTTCTTTCATATAATAATTGCTTATTTATTACAAAATCTTGATTGCAATTTTCACAATGTAATTTAACGTCAAATTTGTTTATATCCTTGAAATCTAAATCTGGGTAAATACTTGCATAATTATCACTTATTGTTTTTTTAAATTCATCACTTAAAGAATAGTTATGAACCCCATATTTGTCTAAACAAGTTTGGATGTATTTTTTAAAATTATTTGAGTTTCCATATTTTTCAATCTTTGTTTGAATACCTTTTTCTGGGTTGGAGAAATTCTCATCCCCGTAATGCAAAAATTTGGTATCTTTTACTTTTTGAGCGAATGACTTATGCTGGGGGTAATAATCAATTCCATATTTTTTATTGAATGTTTTCTTAACCCTATTTATCATCTCATCTTTGTTTGTATTGATACAATCAAGTGAGCAAAAATCACCATAAGGTTTATCAAATCTTTCTCTAAAAGCTATATCATTTCCACATGTCTGACATTTTGGTCTTTGTTTTAACTTATTAAAGAAAAACCATATCTTTTCCTTAAATGAAAAGTTTAAATCTATTTTTGAAGAATATTCAATAATTTGAGTATATTCTTCTGGATAGTTTTTTTTAAACCACGATTCTTTTGTTTTGTAACCAGACTTATTGTCAATTTGAAAAAATGAAAAATCAATATATAAATGTTTATACATAAATATACGGATTTTAATTCTGGGTGTAAAGGATAAACTAAATTAATATACTAAAATACATCTATCTGGTTGGATTGTAACTGATATTTCAGCTAACGCATCACTAGCATAAGATAACGCACCAAAATCTGCACCAGTTATTAGACAACCTTGCATAATCCATTTTTCAACGACAACACCCGTAGGATCAAGCATTTCCAAGTCTAAATTTTTCTTGTATCCAGCAGCGTAACCCATTCTACCAGTAACTGATTCGGCATGTAAACGAACCCATTCCATTAACGCTTGGGCTGCTGATGGACCGATGGGGTCTCTGAACTTTATAGTCATTGGATCCCATTTAAATCTACCAGAGACAAATGTTGATGTGTTTAAAAATTCAATCTCTTTTGCCCCTATTGTAATTTTGGGTCTTGATGCTGTTTCAACAAACCATTCATTTATACCCAACTCATTTGGGAATCTTACGATAAACCTATTTTGCCTTTTTGGTTCGTAAGGAACGGGCATTTTCATTAATAAATCAGCCATATTTCTGTTTTTTTATTTTTTTTTAAATATTTATTTTTATATTTGCACTATATTTGCATCTTTTATGCGATATAACATTTAATAAATATCCAGTAAATAAAAAAAAAATGGATTTATTGATTTTTTTTACAACAGATAATAAATCAGGCTTTAAAACAAAAGAAAGTTTTATCAAAAATAATTATATAACTCTATATAATGAGATTATTGATTTTTGCAAAAACCTTGAAGACCTCCCATTTAAACAAAAAATATGGCATTTTATCCATAAGCAAAATGAAATACCAAGATGTAAGAAATGTGGAAAGGAGTTAACTTTTAAGAGATCATTAAATGAGGGCTATGGTGTCTATTGTACGATGCGTTGTGTTAATTCTGATACTGAACATATAGAGAGTGTTAAAAGAACAAACAACCTAATTTATGGGGGTAATTCGCCTATTCATTCAACTACAATTAAAGATAAAATAAAAAAAACAACATTAAGTAATTTTGGTGTTGAGAATATATTTGAAGATACTGCTTATATTCAATCAAGAGTATTAGATAAATATGGTGTAACACATATGTCAAAATTGGAATCATCAAAAGAAAATAGGAATGAAACCAATTTGAAGAAGTATGGTGTTATCACACCCCTACTATTACTTGAAAGTAGAATAAAGAATCAGGAAAAGAGACTTGAATCATTCAATGATAAATATAAAAATTTAAATATTATAAATGATAAGGGGGTTGATATTGACATCATATGTGATAAATGCAATTCCAGATATACCATTTATAGATCCTTATTACTTTATAGATTTGGTGCTGATTTAAATCCATGTACTAATTGTAATCCTGTAAGTGAATCATCATCCATAAAAGAGAATGAGTTATGTTTATTCTTATCAGAGAATAATATTGAATATATTAAGAATGACAGAAATATTTTAAATAAAAAGGAAATTGATATATACATCCCAGAACATAATATTGCCATTGAGTTTAATGGTATTTATTGGCATTCCAACATATTTAAACCCAAAGAATATCATCAGGAGAAAACAGATATATGTGAATCACAAAATATTCAATTAATTCAGTTATTTGAAGATGAGTGGGATAATAAAAAAGAAATTGTTAAAAGTATCTTATTGAATAAGTTGGGGAAAAATACTAATAGGTTATATGCTAGGAAATGTATAATCAAAGAAGTTGAAATAAAAGATAAATCATTATTCTTGGATGAGAATCATATCCAGGGTAAAGTTGGAAGTTCAATAAATATTGGATTATATCATAATGATATATTGGTTTCAATTATGACATTTGGTAAGAAAAGAAAAGCATTGGGGAATAAAATTAATACAGTTGGAGAATATGAACTTATTAGATTTTGTAACAAGTTGAATACAAATATAATTGGGGGTGCATCCAGATTATTGAATTATTTTATTAAAACATATAATCCAACTGAAATAGTTAGTTATGCTGATAGAAGATGGAGCAAAGGTGATTTATATCAAACATTAGGATTTGAAAGGATTAAAAATACCAATCCAAATTATTTTTATATAATAAATAAGAAAAGAAAAAATAGATTTGAATTTAGAAAAGATATATTAATCAAAGAAGGATTTGATAAAAATAAAACAGAATCACAGATAATGGCTGAAAGAGGTATTCCACATATCTATGATTCTGGTAGTATTCTTTTTATTTTGAAAAAAATTTAAAAAAAACTATTTACTTTTTTCAAGCAGTTCATATTTTTGTATATATAATACTACTATAGTATTATTAATTAATAAATTAATTATATAACTCTTTAATACCATTATTAGTATTATATATATTAATATTACTTTTATTTAACTTTTCTTTATATGTTTTATTATTATTTAAATCATCATCAGAAATACCTATCATAAAATGATTTGGTATTTTATTTATCCCTAATAATTTTCTTTTTATATTTATATTTTTTCTAAAATATTTAAATATCTTTTTACAGAAATCATAAAATTCATTAAAGAATATAACTTTAGCATCCTCGGTATTAATTTTATCTTCTGTAAAATAATTAACTGGATAATATTTACATAAATCCAAATAGTAATCAATCAACTCATCATCAGTTAAATTGTTATTATTAACAATATATCTATATTGTTTTAAACTTTCAATTAATTTATCTTTTGAAATTCCATTAAAATTTGAATAAATATAAATTTTAATACCTTCTCTGATTGTACTAGGTTTATGTGCCCTAGCAGTAATGATTGAAAAAACCGATCCATTGTTAATAGCTTCTTTGAAATCTTCAAATGCTGGTGCAGGAGTTGCCAATAGAATATTCTCCAAAAATAAATGGTCATTCTCTTTACGGAAAAATCTGAAAGAATCTTTAGCAAATCCAACAATAGTTTTATTTTCATACTCAAAATTAACTTTACCTATCATTTCTCTATACTGACCAAAGTCATAAGTTGACATACCAACTTCATTTCCTTGATTATCCAATAACATAATTTTTGTTGGCATATGAACAATATTATCATCCCAATCAAATGAATAATATTTCATTACAAAATTTGTCTTGTTAAGTATCATTTGTTTATAATTTTAAAAAATGTTAAGCAAAGATATAAATAATTTCTATTTTTTGTTGATTATTTACTTTAATATTTATATTTTTTATTTTTATTAAAAAAAATTATATGGTGAAAAAAAATAAAGGGTTTGGAATTTATATTGCTTTTGGTGTTTGGGGTCTATTTTTCTTGGCTATTATATATTCCCCAAAAGGAAAAGGTAATGTTCCAAAAGAAATGAGTTCTATTATTAAAATTGAAACATTATATGTTAAAAATGAAATCATCCCAACAGTAGTTAAAGTTAAACCTAACAAAACTGAATCAAAAGAAGTTGAACCAATTACTATAAATAAAGAAGGTTACAGAGGTAGGTCGTATGGTTATGATATTAGACATTATAATAGAGAAGAATTGAAAAAATATCTTGAAAAAAATGGATTTAGAAATTTAAATAAAACAAACATTTTTAAAATGCGAAGAATATGGATGGCTTATCATTATGATGAAATGCTTATGAATGTCCATATTTTAACAGACTTCCCAATCTCAATGATTTATTCGTTTTTCATAATTGAAGCAACAAACAAAGGTATTGAAACCAATCTTTGGAGATTGCATGCGAATGCTGGTGGGGGAAAAGCAATCAAAGGTTTTGGAACGGTAACTTATAAAACCAGAGAGGTTATCAAAGGTAAGAGTAAAATGATTAATGATAAATTTTATAGTGCTAAGACAACTGAACTTGGTATTACTGCCTGGGCAAGAATATTAAACTCTGGAAGATATTATGAATGCAAAAAAGCAAACTATAAGTTACCAAAGAAAGCATTGTATGAGAGTATATGCAAATGTGTTTATGAATCTGGTTATCATACTGACCCCAAGTATAAGTTTAGAGCTGAATTTATGGCAGAATACTGGGAAATAAAAACAAAGAATTTCCCAATAGAAGAGTTCTAAAAAAAAGAAACCCCCACCTCAATGTAGAAGTAGGGGTTTTTTGTTTTAATTATCCACCATTATCAACCATTATGGTATTTAATGGTGGAAATAAACATCATTATATATTTTCAAACGAAGCGCCAGTAGGTTTATTGTTATTACTCTGATTTAATTTTAATTCAAATTTTAATGACCCACAATCCCATATTTTATCATAACCATTTTCAAACATTATTTCAGATTCAGTTTTATTTATATCAAAACCTTCTTTAACCAATATATTCTTTCTAAATTGGTATCTATGTAATCTATTTTGATAATTTTTTTTATACACATACCAATAGTTGGGGGGTGTTTTTGAAACGAAATCAAAATTATTTTTATTATAAATATTATTATCAATATCAATACCTGACCATCTTATATCAGCATAAGATATAATTCTGCTTGGATTATATTTTTTAATAAAAAACTTCAAACATTTTCCAAAACCCCCAATAACGGATGTGTTAATTATGGAGCAGGATCTATATAATTCATAAGAATTTTTATCCTTATCCATTCTTGGTTTTCCAAATGTTGAAACAAAAACCAATTTATCATCATAATATAATCCAATTTTTATTTTTGATGATATGCTACCTTGGATATGATTTTCATTTAAAAAATTTGAAACATCTTCATTTGATATATCCCTAACCTCTGTCTTTCTTCCTGGTATAACCATTGGTGATTTACCAATTGATGCCATAATCTTTGATTCAACAATTTTTGGCTTATGAATAATTTCATCTTCAAAAATATGAATTAATTTTATGTTTTTATTTTTGCATAAATTTGTTTTATTTATATGATAACCTTTTAATTTCCCTCCACCATATTCTGAATGATAATAATTACCATTTAATTCAAATGCTATGTTGTGTTGGGGTAAAAAATAATCTAATTCAAAGGGTTTAATTATTGTTCTATTGTTTTTAACAAATTCAATATTGTATTTATTCATTATTTCCTCAAAAAAAACATTTAAACTATTATTACTAACAATTGGGTAACAAACCGGGCATTTTATTATATAATTTCTAAAATATTGGGTATGCTCAAATATGCTATTACATTTTGTACATTTTAATTGGGCAATACCTTTTGATTCAATTTCATCATTTAATAAAATTAAACCTAAATTATCCATTCTAATCCTAGTATTTTCTAATCTTATTTTTCCTTGTTTTTCCTTATAATGATTAGATTGTTGATATGTTTTTGTCCCATATTTTTCTAAAACATGAGCCTTCATATTATCTTTTGTTTTTTGTAATTTAAGTGAACTATCAACCCCATACCTATCAATCATCGTTTTCTTCACTTTATCTTTAAATTCATCTAACCTTAAATGAAACCCACCATATTTTTCATTTAAGGTTTCATTAAATTTTTCTCTATTATTATAATTTTTATCCCCATATTTTTCAAGTTTTGTTTTACTTCTCTTGGCAACAATTTCATCTTTATTCAATTCAATTGCTTTTTTTGATAATGAAACTACTCTATTCTTTTCATTTTCATTTTTCATATAATGGTCAACTCCATATCTTTCAATTGAAGTTTGTTTCATTTTCTCTTTAACAGAATCAAGTTGAGCCGCATAATTAACTCCATATCTAAGCATTATTGCTTTTTTTGTTGCCTCAAATTTAATAACTCTATTAACTTCCATAGATCCCCATTCTTTTCTACATTCATCTGAACATAATTTATTAGGTTGTATTTTTCTAACTTCAAATTCATTATTACAACATACACAATTTCTTTTTTCCCAATACTTTGGATTTTTTTCTTTTTTTTCCATCTACTACTTGTTTAGTATATAAATATACGAAAATAAAGCAAAAAACAAAACCCCCAAATCTAATTAAAGAAATGGGGGTTTTAAGTGTGAAATTTATATGTTAAATATCTTCAAACGAAGCGCCAGTAGGGGTTATAATAAATTCAAGGCTTATAAATTCAAGTGAAGTTGATGGTTTAATATATATTTTACCACTCATTGTATTCCTATCAATATCCTCCGGGTCGTTAGAAACTGTAACACGGAAATCTATAAGACCACGATCCCTTCTAATACCATCTAGGATTGGATTTACTGTATCCAAAAACTGTTGGCGAACTATCTGGTCATTTTGTTCAAAAAGTAACCTCACAGCAACCGCAGAGATTAATTTACGTGCTTGTAATAACAACCTACGAACATTAATTCTATTTAATGCTGATTCTCTAACTTGCAAGGTTTTATTTCCCCAAATTACGGTATTCACATCAGAGAATGTTGCAATTGGATTAATTCTACCTTGATACAATGTATCTCTATCATCTTGGGTTAACTTTAATCTTGCTTTAACTGAATTAACTAAACCTCTTGTATAACCTGCTGATGCAAACCAAGGGAAAGCAACGTTATCAGTTAATGCAAAGTTTCTACATACCTCACCAGTTGGGGGTAAATATATTTGTGTGTTGTTAACTTGGTCTCTAACTAATATCCAAGGGTAATATGTTGCGGTATAATTTGAATCAATATTTGTTTCTTCTAAGGTATCAATGGATTCTTGTGGGTAAATAACATTGCTCACATCTGTTGTTAATAAATTGGCATCAGGTGTTGTAACAATATAAATGGAGTCTGCTCTATCTGATTCAATCATATCAATGGTATTTTCAACCAAATTGCTATTATTGATATAATCAATGCCAGGAGTTACAAATATATTGATGTTTGTTGATTCTGGATTTTGGTAAGTTAATATTGCTTTAAGATATGCATAATAATCTGTTGTTGCAAATTCAATGCTACCATCACCTTCTACAATTTCTTTAAATGTTCCTTGTCCTGTTGCAGCAGCATATTTTGAACCTGCAACTGATTTTGCTCCACGCATATAATCAACGCCACCAATTTGATAGCCATCACCATTTGTTCTACGTTCAGAATAAACATCCCAACCATCAAAACCACCTTGGAATAATAAGGTGAATTTTCTTGAATATAAGAAATAATAAGGATTATCTTTTGTTGTTGGTTCCGCTATAAAGCTGCCATTTCCAACATCAAATGCTGTTGTTCCACTATTTGAATAACTTTTTGCAATATTAACAACGGTTGCACCTGAATCCATGTGGAAACCTTTTGTAATATAACCCCATTCAACAGAATCATTTATAATATTTGTTGGATTGACTTTTCCCTTATATGCTAATAATGATGTATCATAACCATAATTGGTTGAGAAACCAAGGTATGTTCTTTTGATATTATCGCCAGAAACTGTGTTTGATGATGCGAATGGCTCATTGTTAACAACCTCATTATTATAATAATATTCTGTCTTATATAGCAAGTTTGGGGTTAATCCGGATGTTCCAGATGAACCATATTTTCTTTGATTATAACCCATAAAACCACAAGGCAAAGCATCAGATGGAAATTCATCTGCCATTTCAATCATAATGTATTTTGAAACTAAATTATATTTGCCATCACTTGTTCCAATCTTTTTACCAATAAAACTATTCTGATTCTCGTCTAATGAGCAATTTGTATATTTTTCAAGAACAATTGGAGAGGAATCTGAATCAAAGAAACTTCTAACCAATACATCAAAAGTCTTATTCTTAAATGACATATTAATTATTGAAAGTTTAATTTCAGTGTTTGCATTATTACCATCAGATATTGAAATAAACTTAAATAAGTTATAAACTTTATTTCCTCTTAATTCAGAAACAACATAAGGTGTTTTTGGTGATTGATATTTTTCAAGATACCAACCAATTGATTCAGTTGAACCTGATCTTGCGCTAGGCAAATAAGTTAAATCTGTTTTTAATCCACGGATATATCCTAATCTATATGATTGATTCAATAATGTTGGATAATGCTCCTCAACAAAAACTGGAACTTCATTTCTGTCATTTGCAAAGTTATCAACACCCAATACATTTGTAATGTAATTTGAGTTGGTATCTTTCATTGAAACATCAAATGAGAAATTTGTGCTAGATGTTGTTGTTCCAGTTAATTTAATTGATGAAAATGGGCTAATCTTTAACCCTGTGCTATTTGCAGCATCAACACCTAATGTATTTCCAGTTAAAGAATAAATTTGACCGTGATCAGTAGATGTATAAGATGTAATACCTCTTGACCTAATGGTTGCAATAACCATGTTATCAAACGCTGTATATGATATACCACTAAAACTATACGATGTACCTGTTGTTACACCAGTAAATGATGTACCAACCTTTGTAAATGATGTTAAACTATAATGGAATGAATATCCAGAATAAACGCCATTTGTATTTGTGAAATTGGCATAATACCAAGAATCATTTTCATTTGATGGCTTGTTATTTGCTGTTAATGGAATGGTAACACCAAAAGGATTTGTTATACCTGATGTTGTTGTGGCAGCACTTAATGATGCAAATGTTGCTGATGGTATTGAACCATAATAATTTGTTGTTGCTGATAGTGATAAATTAGATGAAACATTTCTTGCAAATAAAACTAAATCACCATAAAAAGTTGATGATGCACCATCACTCGCTGTGTAAGTATTACCAGAAAAATCTGCTGCTGGAATTAAACCATATGTGCTACTAGTTAATCCAAAGGTTGTAGTTGATCCTGTAAAACTAAATGCGATTGGAGATGTTGTTGAACCCAACCCAACCGTTGAATGATTGACATTTGCAATGGTTTTTATTGACCATGATGGGCCAGCATCATAACCAGATAATCCCAATACTCTTGTAACATACATTTGATTTGATTGTTGCAAATATGATTTTGCAATATATGCTGATTCATATTTTGGTATCTGTGTGTTGATATACTTTTCAGGTGATGTGTCACCAAAAAAAGTTCGAAATTCATCATAACTTGTGATAAAGATAGGCTCAAATGCGGGGCCTTTAATAGTCTCACCGACCATTCCCAATGTGGTTACACCAATGCTCTGAGAAACAAATGTTAAATCTGTTTCAGATGTGTATACACCAGGAGATACGAATACTTTTTGATTTGCCATTATTATTTTTTATTTATTCATATAA